GATCGAAGTGTTCACCTAGTTTATACTCATGAAATTCATCACCAAGTGCCTTGAGCAGCATACCCATCCGCTCACACTCTTGACTTCCGTTGCTATAAATTACCGCCGTATTAGTCATTTCTGTTCGTAATCGTATTCAATGACAATTTTCTTGTGCTTGCTGGTTCTATCAGAACACTCATAATGTTTGAGTTCACCACCAATATCCTTTGCAATCTTCTCCAGTCTCCACCCTATACTCCATGTTGGATGTTCACTTTGCATCGTTCTTTCTCCTATACTCTTCCCATATCTGAGCAACCATATCTACCTCTGGAGGGCGTGTATATGGTTCAGGTGTCTTACTCTTCCAGGCATCAATTTGCTCCTGTGTGGGAACTTTTATACTAAATGCTGTGCCCTCTTCAATGAACTCTTCGTTCATCTTCTTATATGTATCAACTGTAATCTTATCAAATTCAGTCTCTTTGTCTCCAGTCATCGCTTCTATCCTGCTTGAACCAATCTACAATTTCATCAGCACTACCGAACCCCGTTCTATGATTGGATGGGTCGGGGTCTCCTAATCCCATCCTATTCATAAAATCGTCAAGTCCACCCTCCTTCATATCAGGATTAGCAGCTTGTCTACGTGCTTTTCTTAACCATTCACGAGCAGTTGTATTTGCCTTTGATAACTTCTCTGCCCATATCATGTCCTCAAGTTTTACATCTTCTCCATTAGCAATACATTTACAGATAAACTCCAAGCGGAGTCTGTATTGAGTAGATAACATAACTTTATGTTTCTTTGTTTTTATTTATTTTTTTCGTCGAAGTATTTCTTCAGGTTCTTTGCCAGTTTCATATTTCGACGCCACATAAAATATTTTACCACAGGATTCTCTGGGTTCTGTGTCATCCACCACCAACGCTGTTTTATTTTAGCGTTTACTAACTCAATGACATAATAAAAAGCGGCAGCAACGTTTTTGTCAGTGAAGACAAAGTACGCTACTACCACAAATAATCCGAACCAGACACCTTGAGCGTTCAACTGAATTCCTCTTGGCGACGCAATTCAAGGTAATCAATTACCTCTTGCCTCCACTCCATAAGTTCATTAAAACACTCATTTTCATGAGCAAATGAACGGAGATTGGAATCTGGTTCTAGAACACTTTCAATGAATACATCCAGTGCATCACGTCTTTTCTCATGTTTGCTACTCATCGTTTCCTTTTGTTGAGTGTTTTTAGTTGATTCTTAATAAAATCAACAGATTGTTTATAGGTATTAAAATCTTTGACATATTTACCATTATGTATAACGGCGAACCCTTTCTTACCCACAAAAGGAACCGCTGCCCACATACCATCGTTGGTACAATATCCTTGAGGATCTCCAGGTTTGGGATCTAAGATACCTGGGCAGTCTATAAACGGTTTCTGAAACTTACTCAAAACTTAGCATTAACACTCATAACAGTTGCTTTGGGATTGCGTGCTAGTGCAGTTTCTTTAGCATCCTGATAATCACGAGCATGAACAGTCTCATAGAAGACTTTACCTGCAACATAGAGTTTGACTTCGCAAATCATGGTGATTTCCTTTGAATACCTTAGTATTATAGGGCAGAGTGGGGCAGAGTCAGGGGCAGAGTGGACAGTTATTAAATTGGCAACCGTGCCATCCGCTGCTCCACTCTCCGCATGGCAATATCGTAATACTTTTCATCAATCTCAAAACCGATGAAGTTTCTATCACTCTCCATTGCCATTGCAGCAGTGGTGCCTGCTCCCATGAAAGGATCGAGCACTAAATCACCCTCTTCACTCCATGTTTTGATGTGATCTGTGGCAAGTGCCTCAGGATACATTGCAGGATGCTCAAAAGCATAATTATCCTTTGTTGTAAATCCTTTGCCATTGTTGTAGCGCCAGATATTATTACGAGGAGAATATGCAGGAGTTGGCTTTTGCTTACGTTCGACAAGGTTGCCATCCTTGTCACGATAAGTTCCCTTACCCCAGTTAGTATGTCCTGCCCACTTGTTTGGTTTATCGGCAATCAGATTTGCAGTCTTTGGTTTCACCCTCTTACTGAAGACAAACATGTATTCAAAGATTTGAGAATACCGATTGCTGTCCTTTCTTGCGGGGAAAGAACTACCATTCTTCTCATAAATCATGGTGTCATGAAGAAGAAAACCCAACTCTCCAAAGTATAGTGCCTGACGGAATGATGACATACTTTCACCACCCTTGATGACTGCATCACCAACAACCCATACAACTACACCACCAACTTTCATCACACGATACAACTCTTGTGCAACTTGTTTGAATACTTCAAAGTCCCACTTGGATGAATCGTTATAAGTTCTCAAGTCATCATAGGGAGGTGATGTGACACATAAGTCCACAGACTCTGCATCCATCCGTTGCATCCCAGTGATACAATTTTCCTTGTAAACTTGATTGATTTCCATGAAAAGAGAGTTGGGTATCCTACATTATAGCACACATGTCAACGGCGGACAACCGACACTGCTGCCTCACCCCGCTCAAACACAGTGTCTACGACTGCCTGAACGCTCCGTGCGGTGCTGATACCCACCTTGTCATAAACAGGCACGCAAACCAGTCCAAACGTCTTCTCAGCGCCTCCCAGACGGATGACACGCCCGATTGACTGACTGATACCGATATAATCCATGTTACGCATGAACAACACAGCTTCTAGTCCCTTAACATTGATGCCTTCAGACAGAATAGAATGATGCAAAACAACAAACTTTTTGTGTGAAGTGCGTCCCCAACTGTTCAGAGTGGCAAAGAATACATCACGAGTAACTTTCTGTCCGTCAATCACAGCACCAGTCTTACTGGTAATATACATGACAGAATAACCACGATGTTTCATTTGCTGAGCAAAGTCAGACTGTGAAATCAATTGAGTAATCTGCTTTGTAGAGCGAGCACAGACAAGAATCTTACTAAGAGAGTTGTCATCAATAGTCTCAAGTAGATTCTGTGAATCACTAAGTTTGAAATCACCCTGAGGCAATTCCTTGACAACAACCTTAGGAGGAAGAATATAACCTTCTTCTACCAACTTAGGAGCAGGAACATTACAAATGACATTGCCATAAACCTCTCCGTCATTCATGCCTGGTTTGAATACAGTCAGTGAGTGCTTAGGCGTAGCAGTAAAGAAGTAAGCACGACTAGAGTTAGCACTGAAGAACTCAGTAGCAGGAAAGAAATTGCGCTGACAGGAGTTATGTGCTTCATCAAAATAAATGGTATCTACGTTGATACCTGCCTCTTGAATACGATGCAGAGAGTGATAGGTAGTAAAGATTAGTTGGTGAGCACCAAGATCCTTAGAAATAGCATTGAGAAATTTGATATGATTAGATTTAGTGGTGCTACGATGCTTAGTCTCACCACTATGAACGTGAAGAACGTTCACATCATCAATAAGTTCTAAGAACTCGGAACAGAGTTGATTCGCCAACAATATACGAGGAGCAACAACAACAATAGTCTTAGGATTGTTACTCTGTAGTTCTTTCTTAGCATCTTCAATCATGCAAATTGTCTTACCACCCCCAGTGGGGATAATAATCTGCCCTTTATCATGCACCAGCATGGCATCCAGAGCAGTCTGCTGGTGTGGGCGGAGTTGCATCACTTCCTCATTACGATAAACATATTATAACACAGAGCTGCCTCTACCGGCGAACTCTGTGACAGTTATTTAAGTGACCTAGACTCTCATCTCCAACCGGGACAAAGGTAGTCTACAGGGTTTTTATGCCAGTGTCAAGCTAGTGCTAGCACCACCAACAGTAAAGGTTAATGTAGAACCAGAAACACTAATTACAACAGGATCTCCTGTACCACTGGTAAATCCACCAGCAGCAGTAACTACACCAACAAAGTCTTGTGTGCTACTAACAGTATTATCTTGTACTGTTATGTTAGTTCCAGCAACAATAGAGGTGACTACTCCTGTTAAACTAGAACCATCACCAGTTGTTGTAAGATAAGTGTTACTATCAACAGAACCATCTGCTTTCAAGAACTGACTAGATGTTCCATCAACTTTTTCAATGGTGGTTGCTGATATGATACCCGAAACAGAAACATTACCAATGACATCAAGTTTTTCTGTTGGTGTAGTTGAATCAATACCAAGATTTCCTGCTTGTGTCAGAACCATTGCACGGTTCGAGCCATTTGTCATGAAGTTAAATGCAGTACCTAAACCACTTGGATTCAGATAGAAGTTAACATTGCCAGTGGCATAGTTAATAAAGTCTAGAGATGCATCTGTACTCTGTGGGAATGAACCGCCACTGTTACCATGTCCATAGCGAATTTGTCCACCATCTGTAGTCGGACTAATATTTCTTCCAACATTAATGATTGCTTCATTATCACCGTCACTGGTAACTGATATAGATGAAATACCAGTCTTTCTTACATGAAGTTGAGAGAATGCTGTATCAGTACCAATACCAAGTGAGTCTATACGGGCACGGGTTGTTGCCGTTAAAACACCAACACTTGCTTGACTAACAGTAATACTCGCTGACTCTGTGATACTAGATGCAGTGGTTGCAGTTCCAGATAAGGCAGCAGTGATTGTTCCTGCACTGAAGTTTCCACCAGCATCTCTAGCAACAATTGTGCTTGCAGTATTTCCTGAGTCTGCAGTTGTTGCACTATTAGGAATGCTAGTTAAGTTAGCACCAGAACCAGTAAAGGTAGTGGCAGTTAGAACGCCAGTGACACTAACATTACCTGCTACGGTAAATTCGACATCAGAACCACCAGGACTGGAGGTTGTATTAATACCAACTTTTGATGATGTATGAAGTCCTACTCCACCATTATCAGTGATGAATGTTGTTCTAGCAAATCCAATTATATTATCAACGATTTCACCACCACCCAACTGCAACTGAGCAGCAGTGACAATACCAACTACATTTGCATTAGATGCAGTAAATTGTGCAAAAGTTCCTATACCAGTAACCTGCAACAGATTAGTTGTTACAAGTCCTGTGACTCTAGTGTCTCCATAAACATTTAACAAATACCCTGAAGGAATCGATGTGCCGATTCCAACAAGACCGTTTGAGTTTACAACAAAGTTGTCATTATCAACCTGAAGTCCAGTTCTAAAATTGAATGACTTACGGATATTTGCCATTATAGTTTTTAGTTATTTATCGGATTCTTATAATGTAATATAATCCCATATATGGTGGAAGGTTTGCATCAGTTCCAGAAGAACCTTGACTATTAACAGTCACACTGTGCTGGTGCCCAGCGTGGGTGGAAGTGTTACCACCATTGGCAGCATAACCAGAACCAAACTGAACATTGTTGCCACCAAATCCAACGTTACCACCAATAGAGTGACTGTGTGCACCAGCAGTGGCAGTGCTTGCTGTATGAGTGTGTGACACCACTATAGCGTCTTTGCTACCACCAGTTCCACCCTGACTATAATCATCACCAGCACCAACAGGGAATCTATTTTGTAAGTTTGGTAGGTTGAAGGTGGTTGAACCATCACCAGATCCATATGTGGTTCCCAAAATCGTGAACAAGTTAGCGTATGTTGTTCTTGAAAGTGCCGCACCATTGCACTGTCTCCATGTTGCTGTGGGCCAGCTATCTGTTCCACCAGGCCACAACATGATGCTTCCAATTGGTGATATGTTTGGAACATCCAATTCATCGGCAGTAATCTTTCCAGTTGCCTCAAAGTCACCATCAACTTCTGTATGTGTTCCGATGGCAACTTTATTGCCAACAGGAGCATCAATCTTCAAATCACCACTGGTAGAATTAATTGTACTTGTGCTTCCATTAATGGTAACATCACCCGCAGTTATGTTTGCTGCTGTTATTGTCTTACCAACACCAACTCCACCAGTAACTATGAGTGCTCCAGTTTTAGTGCTGGATGAATCAGTCTCATCAGTAATTCTAACCTGATCGTTGAATCTTGTATTGTTATTGAATGTGACGGGTCCATCAAACTGTGATAAGAGTTGATTAGAAGCTCCACCCTCAACTACAAGATTATTCTTAATAATAACTTCATCAAAGACTACACTGAGTGTAGCAGGATCTTGTCCAGTGACTGTTGGGATTGGCGTATCAAATGTGATTTCTTCACCAGTTGCAGAAGACTTCTTCTGGTTACCAACAAAGAAATCACCTTTGTTGTTCATACCAGTGTATACTACAGTACCACCAGCTCTTTCTTGTGCCTGTGTTAAAAACTCTTCTGTTTCAGTTGGTGCTCTATCCTGAAGTTGAGGAAGTCCAGTAGAGTAGTTACCAGGACCGAAACCAAGATATTCAAATGTATGTCCAGAAGCACGAACGATTGAAGGTCTACGGAATTCAATTGAAGGAACTTTTATCTTCTTGATTAAAGAACCATTGACGTGTGCTGTCTGTCTAGAACCAAGTGCTCCACGAATAACGGTGAGTTCATCACTATTCAAACCACTAAGAGTGCTGCTAGCAACTCTCATGATTTCATTATCAATTTGAATGTAAGAACCAAGTGGGAATCTGGTTGCAGTTCCTAACCCAACATGACTTACAGAGAATGCTGTATCTGTTGTTGTTACTGCTTCAGATAGGGTTAAAATATCCCCATCAAAGATGGTAATCGCTCTTGCCTCAAGATTTTCATTTCCAACATTAGAATCGCCAGAATTAGAGGATAAACCGTGCTTCAGAATGAATCCAGAAGTGGTACTAATTCCAGAACTAATTGTGAATGTAGAGATACCAACTTTTGTCGCAACAATAAAATCACCAAGATTATTGTTCTCGGTATCAAGAACTCTAAACTTATTACCAACAGTCAATCCATGAGGTTCACCTGATGTGAATGTGCTGATACCACCAGAAGACGTTGCAGTAAATGCTTGTGATGGAGAGACAACCAGTGCATACTGATCTGCAGTGATGAGTGTATCACCTGCAGTCTTAGCGATGGAAATCTGATTAGCGGCAGGAACTGAATTGATACGATAGTAGGTATCTGATGTTGTTCCAGCACCAGTGAACTGAACTACTTGTCCTATAGAAGTTGTAATACCACCAGTGGAGACTGTAACTTCAGCACCAGAGAATCCATCAATGTCTAATACTTCACCAGCAGCATATCCAGAACCTGGAGATACAATAGTTGCAACACCAACAGCACCACCCGAAACATTAATGTTTGCTGTGGCACCATCCCATGTAGATGTTCCATTGTTTAGCAGTTTTACGTTAAAGTGATTGCCGTTTGCAAATCCACTTCCTGCATTTGTAACACTTACATCAACAATACCATCCAATCCATGTCTTCTATCGAAGGTAATTGTGGTAATACCAGGAGTGGCATTGTTGACTGAGGAAATATCAAGTCCAACTCCAAATTTTGTTAGAAGTGTATCAGACGCTTCTCTAGTAACACTCTTCTTAAGATCGTTAGTTGTGACATCTCCAAGTGGAGATCTTAGAGCGAATGACTTAGCAGAATTTGGATTATCATTAATGTTATCTCTATCCAATTGTGGATACAAGTCCACGACATTCTGACTATATTTTAAGTCAGTAAATTCTACAGGAACTGCACTATCAGCTTTCAGAACATAGAGATGATAGATGCCATTTTGTTCTCCATCATCATACTCAGAAACCACTTCATTTCTGTAAATATTAAGGTTGGCTTTTAAGTCAATTCTATCAAATCTTGGAAGAGATGTGGTTCTCTGTGTGGTGTCATTTGTAAATGTACCAGGGGTTCTAGTGCTCAAAGCATACTTAAAGGTTAAGTCATCAGTAATCTCAGTGACTGTAAACTTACCATTATATCCCTTATTAAAGTCTCCAGTGCTGCTCAGTGTGCTATCAGTGACATTTCTGATATTGACATCATCACCTAAAGTAAGGTTGTGAGGTTGTTCAGTAATAACCGTTACAACATCAGATGAGAATGAACATGTGCTAATGAATCTTGGATTTCTTGAGAAATCGTAATCTGTAGAATCAATAGAAGTTTTAGTAAAATCAGCGTCTGTTCCGAATCCAGTTGTGCTAGATTCTTGGATGATAAATGCTGACTCTGGTGTTTTTGAGTTTGAAAGTTGTTTTGGAATAACAACTCTATACTTGTAAATCTTCTCGTCTAAACTTCTGGTATCAGCAATTCTCTTGACGAAGGTTGCCTCCGAAGCACCAGTCCCTGAGAGATTACTAAAGATATCACTTCCAGTGTTGGTGTTAATATACCAATGATTATTTGTGGAGTCCCACTGCACTGGACTGCCAACATCTCCCGATTCTTTATCAGAAACTCTAGTTGTAATTGTGAGATTAGTTCCACCATAAACGGTAATGGCATCATCATTGTTTGCATCAGATTCAGATGATGCTAACTTAAGTTCTGTGGAAGACTCGCGAATTGCATAGTAAACCTTATTTACTTTAATATTCTCTGGCATATCGCCATCGTCACTAAGGACGATAACCTTTTCAGCAGTTTGAATATCATGTGTTCCAGATGAAATTGTAAATACGTTAGAAGATGGAGCATCTACAGAATATGTCTTAAATGAGGATGAACCATCCTCCATTAGGATATCCGCAGAGTAAGTTGTTGAACCAATGGATAGGTAAAGTTTATCTTCTTTACGAGCACCAATTCGATATCCCTGTGTTAAGACAACAGGCTTAACCTCTTCATCTTCAAATCCAAATAGATACAGGTGACTGGTGATACCAACGGTTGTTGTCTTACCTCGATCTATAGTCACCCAATCAACATTCTCTTCTGAAGCAGTGATTGCTTTTGGTGGAATAACGTGTGTGAGGAATGCCTTATTATCCTTGGCAAATGCTTCTGCCTTAAATCCATCAGCAATAAGTGCTAATTGTCCAAAGTTAGAGTTAGAGTTGGTGATAGATGCGTCACCACCGGATTGTATGTCAAAGTGCTTATTGTAACCAATAGCAAATACTGATACAATTTGCAGAATTGCATCATTTGAAATCTTAATGTGAGAACTCTCCCATCCAGATCTATAAATGGAGTCTGATTCTAAGTGATAGACTCTTCCACTAGATGAAGAACCTGCCGATAAATCAGCACCAGTTACTTTTGATGTGCTGAGTGTACTTGAATATGTACGAGTTGATGGAATATATTGTACGAACGCTCTATCATCCTTTTGTAGGGATACACCGGTGAACTGAGCCACAACCATTGAACGGAATCCAGTTGCCTTACTTCCGTCAGCGTGCATACCCTGCATACCCCATACAGAACGCATGGAGATATTAAAGATATATGGTGATGCTCCAGTTACAGTATCAGTCTCTACGGTGACTAATTCGTCGCCAGAAATAGTTCCTGGTGTCTGTAGAGTGACAGGAAAAGATTCTAAGTTATAATAGAATACTTTAGTATTTGTTGCATCAACTTCTGCAACCTTTGTTGAAATATTATAGTTGGTTGGAGATACACCACTGATACGAATTGGTGTGCCTGTAGTAAGGTTATGATCTAATGCAGTGGTAACAGTAACTCTATTGGTTGGTGTTCCACCTGAACCTGCTTCGATAGAAGTAATCTTAAGAGGATCTGATGCAAATGCACCAACAATCTCATATTCTGGGCGTTGTGGTTCAAACCCTTTTGGTTTAGCAGGAAACTTATCATCAATATCTCTATCAGTTCCTGTACCATATGCGATGGATAACTTCGCATAATACATTTCAAGATCAGTCAGTTCTGTTGAACCAACTTTATTAACACCATCAGCATATTCAAATACTGTTAGTTTGTGGTGAGAGAAGTTAGGTACAGACTGAATAGTAAAGTCATCAGACTGTGTATAAACAAGTCCAAACTCATCACCATCAAAGACACAGAACTGCCAGAAGTAGCATGTACCTGTGATTCTAAAGATGGCAGAGTAATCTACATCATCATCAGTTGGGTTTGGAACATATTTTGGTTTAATCTTTGTCTTTCTTAAGTCAAGTCCAACGATAGATGTACCGCGAGGTACAATAACCCCACCGTAAATACTGTTGAACTTAATTAAGTCATTACCTTCTTGTGTTATATCAAAATTAGAATCAAGTGTTAGTGGTAAATGATCTGCTGCTGCCGCATTGCTGACGCTACCATCCGCCGCAGTTACTTTTGCACCACTATCATTGAAAATCTGATATCCTGGGCGGTTATCAATCTCATGAACACCAGGCATCAAGAGAATCGTGGTTTTCTCTATCGCATCATTGGCATTCCCCTTAACATATGAGAATCTTGCTGCCTCAATCAGTGCTCTCTGAATGGTTTTAAAAGGACGAGCAAGAGAGTTTCCAGTGTTTAAAATACTGTCAGTTGAATCTAAATCCGCTGGACTTACATATAGAATTCTACCTTCAGTGTTCTTAATAAAGTTGTCTAACTTATTCAGAGGCATTGTATTACTGCTTCTATACTATTTGCTAGTTTTATTTATGTCTTACGAAATAACGTAGTTTCCAGAAACAGAAATTCTATATTCATCAGAAGTATAGAATGGATAAACACAATGATTGACGGTTGCAGGAAAAATAAAAGCACAACCTTCCATTTTCCTATCAGTTGGAATTACTCTTTGCACAATATCACCTAGAGTATTTGTGCAAAAATATGCAAAATGTCCCGCACACTGATAATTAGATTTTCTTGAATGTGGTTGTACCATTTCATCCTCAGTATCATAAGGATTTTTTAACCATATCACAAAACTAAAAATACCATTATGAGAATGAACTGGATTAAATTCTGTTTTCTTTTGAAAGACTGCCCATGTTTGAACTAAGTTTAGGAGATATTTTTCACCTTCAAACTGCCTTCCAATTCTAGTTGCATAATCAAATGTCTTTGTGTGACTCTCAACTATAGGTGTCAATAGTTTATCAATTGATTCTCTAATTTCCTCTGGCAAAACAATTTGCCTTTCAATGTTTCCTGCTAGTCTGATATTATTAGACTCGTAATTATCGAAATCCTGTTGAATCTTATCTACGGCATCATATAGAAATTTCAAATCATCCTTCTCAAAACGAACTAAAATTCCACCATCAATTTCAGGTTGTAATATTTGTGCTTCAACTTTCATTTAACCCATCAAATCCTCTTCATTATAATCGTACTCTTCCTCCTCTGGCATGTCTTCTGGATTCTCAATATCCATCATGAACAGACAAGGGTGTGCTTCTTCATCTATTAGATAAAAAGAAGACTTATACAAATCATTTGGTTCATAAGACAAATTCTTGTTTGCAAACTCTATCAAATCTCTGTCATATAAGTGTCCAATGGGTAGCTCATCAAAAGTAAATGGTACTCCCTGAATAAAATACATCTTGACTATCCTACTGTCGTTTTCATACCAGCAGAATGCAGTCTCTATCTTATATGACATAGGATGCGGGTTTTGTCTTATTTATTTTAAGTCCTGTCAATCATTTGTATAGTCCTAACCAATACTTCTAAACCGTTGATACACATCTCATCAGTGGTTTTTTCTTTGGGAGAATGACTGATACCACCGATAGATGGAACAAATATCATACCCATAGGACAGAAGTTAAAGTTTTGTGCGTCATGTGATGCTCTTGATGGCATACGAATTGCTTTCAAGTTCAAATCACGACTTGCGGCATCAGCAATGAACTGCTTGATTTTACCATTGCACAGTGCAGGTTCAGACTGGTGGATGAGCTCATATTGTAAATTAAACTTATCAGTAACGTCTTTAACAAACGCATCCATAACAGATGCATCCAAATCTCTTACCTGCAATGTAAAGTCTACCCTGCCAGGTACAACACTAAAAGCGTTGGGACTGACATTAAGCACCCCCACAGTAGCCACCAAACCGTCATGTTCTAATGCCCTCTTGTTAATGTAAGTGATAATCTCTGCTGTCTTTACCAGTGCATCATCTCTCATATCCATGGGAGTTGTGCCTGCATGGTTCTCTTGACCATATACAGTAATAGCACAGCGTCTTTGTCCTACAATACCCTGAACGACACCAATATCAAGTTTTTGAGAATCTAATATTGGTCCTTGTTCTACGTGCAATTCTAAGAATGCTTTGATATCAGGTTTGCTAGAAGTATAACCCTTAGAACCTTTCATTGTATTCTCTTCGTCACGGAAGATAACAACTTCTAGTGGGTGCTTCAACTTACCTTTCAGCATCCTTGCTGCCTCTACACCTGCAAGAACACCCAGAGCACCATCATACTTGCCAGCAGTTGCTACTGTATCTGTATGAGAACCTACTACAATAGGTGCGCCCTCACCATCAATCCTACCAATAATATTACCGTATTCATCCTGCCTTACTTGTAATCCGTCTTCCAACATCCACTGGATTACATATGCATTACCAGTCTCATCAGAAACACTATATGCTGGTCTGGGTAAAGTCTCTGCTAACTCTTCAATCCTATCAATGAGGTTCATCTCAGCACCAATAAATCCTTATGTATTTTAGTGTGGCAGTTAGGGCATATTACCACACATTTATCTATTTCCTCTTGCAATCGTTTTAAAGAGTTACCATATAAGTGCCCTACTCTTGCCTCTGGAGACCCATCAGTGTGGTGAAACTCCATTATTTCTTGTGGGTGTATTTCTCCACAGCAAGTGCAAGGTTCTGAGCGTTTATTGGCAATATACTGCCTGTTCCTCTCTGCTCTTGCCTGTTTTAATTCCTTCTGCCTCTGCTTATATTCGGGGGATTGTTTCTTATACCACTCGTTCTGATATTTCTGTTGGTATTCGTTACTATTTCGGGGCATATACTTAAAAGAATTATTTATAAATTTTAAGTATTTAAGTGCGAGTAGGGAGACTTGAACTCCCACGGGCACAATGCCCAACAGATTTTAAGTCTGGTGTGTCTACCGATTCCACCATACTCGCAAGGTGCTCCATGCGTGGATCGAACACGCCTCAGGCGAATTATGAGTTCGCTGCATTCACCAGATTGCTAATGGAGCATTCGTTATTCGCAAATAGCGAATAGGAGTACTGGGAGTTGAACCCAGACTACCCCGTTATAAGCAGGGCGCTCTAACCATTAAGCTATACTCCCGCAGATGAACTACGATGCTTCGTTGTTGTTTTCCGTGTATATTCGGTAGAGTTCATCATCTGCAGGCATCATAACGGCAGCAGTTCCATCTTCTTTGACGATGCCTATGGTTTCTCCTCCCTCTACTCTTTTGTAGAGTTCATCGAAGTTTTTTTCCCATTCTTCAATTGTAAATACTTCCATCAATATTTTTCTCCTACGATTGCCAAATCTGCGTACTCAATCTGCTCATCAGTTAGATTGGCAGTGCAAACTTCCAACACATTCATGAACTGTTCTGTGGTATCACACTCAACAATTTTTTCATTTCCCTCATCGCTCAGAAGCAGGAAGGAGCGAGTGCAAACATCAATAACGATGCCTTGGACGCATTCGGTGTTGCTCATGGTGTTCTGTTGATTACCCCCATATTATACGGTATCTAGGTGGAGGTGTCAAGCGTTTAACCGAAGACCGCTTCCCAAACTGGTTGAACCACATCGGCAATCACAGTCTTTGCTGGGGAGGTATATCCCTCGGGAGGTTCCCAACCAGAATTAATTTGCCTTTGCACATTATTCATTCTTTGTTCATCCACCCAGTCAATGAGTTCATCCACATTTGTAAACTCAGAGATACCAAAAGTAGAGTCCTCAGTTACACCAACTTTGATGTACTTCTGTTCATCTGTTTTGAATTTGAAGAACTCATTTCCATTAATTTCAGATGGATTTTCTTCATCATATCCTGTTATGAAAGTAACTAATCTTGTCATGTTGCTATAATAGGTAAGAGTCCAACATTAATAGGTCTTGCTTCTCCTGAACCACCTGAGTTTTCACCGCTACTAAATCCAGGAAAAAACTGAACAAAGTGTGAACCAGCACCACCGCCAGGTTGGTTACTAATACCAGGTCCTCCTGGTTGTGCTGATGGGTTGATATTGTGAGAGTGATCGACAATAGCACTAAGTGCCGTCGAACCAACACCAACCGAACCTCCAGCACCACGGATAAATTTATTATCAGTAATCAAATCTGGTAATTTTGGATTTCCATTTGCAGTTCCAAAAGGATTGCCAGCATTAGTTAAATGTGTATGTAATCCTGGATGTGCGGATTCAGTGACTTCTGCACCATCACAGAGTAAATATCCGTCAGGTGGAGTTAGTGTCATCGACCACACAATAGAACCAGTCGGTACAGCCATTAGTATTTCAGAATCGGTAAGAGAGCAATGTAATTCGGTCTAGTTTCGTCTGCAGTATCAGCTCCCTGAACAGGACCTGATATGATTTGAGTAAATCTTGCGGCAGTTTTAGAACCACTGTCACCAATGTTAGATTGTCGGTTTACGGTAAATTCGTGAGTATGATTTCCAAGATTATGTGATTGTGTTGTGCCATGATTCAGTGAACCTCCTGCACCACGAATGAATCTATTATCAGTTACAAGGTTTGGTAATCTTGGATCTGAACCATCCGTTCCAAACGGATTTCCAGCATCAATTAAAATCTGTCTTAAAGCATTATGAGTTGTTGTTACGGCAGAACCATCACAAAGTAAATATCCAGTTGGTACAGTATCAGAAGTATACCACACAAATGAAGCGATGGGAATAGTTGAGATTGTTTCTGTTCCCACGACAGGAGTAAATGCAATATTATTAGGTCTAGTCTCTGAACCAGCAGAACTTAGTGCTGTTCCAGCACCAATCTCACCATTAACATTCGTTGATGGTTCTCTAAGATTTCCTACTTGTTCCTCGCCGAAACTAACAAATGTTGCTGGAGGTCCAGGAATCAGAATACTACCATCACCATCATCAATTTTATTATATTTGTGAGTGTGAGTTGGTTCGGCATCATCTTGATACACACCAACACCAGTTGTTGTTGAGTTACCACTCCTAGCACGAATGAATCTATTACTACCTTCAATGTCTGGTAACAGTGGTGCCTCTAAAGTACCACCGAATAAAGGATCTCCATCAGCATTCAAGTTACCAGCATCCGTTAATAAATCAAACAATGCTCCAGAACTAACTGAGGCACCATCGGCAGCAACAGTTCCTGTTGGTGCATTTGTATCTGCAGTCCAAAGAACAATGCCAGGTTCTACCTCAACAGCTGAATAGAAGTCTTTCCATTCAGAATCACCTCCACACACAGCAGTCTTTACTTGTGCTTCGGTAACTTCAACCCACTCACCGTCCTGCTTAATATAGTAAGATTGAACTTCCTCCCATGTGGAATCACCACCATTAACAGATGTCTTAATGTAAAATGGACTCATGACTTAACATTCAACTATCAAATATGTGTCGCCATCGTTTCCAATAGAATCGTCTGGTGGTGTCGAATCATTGCTTATGAATCTCTTTGTAAGAGAACCATCTGCCATCAAGAATTCATTCTCATCCCCATCTAATTTTTTGAGGATTTCTTTGAAAGTTATATTATTAACAGTGAGGTTTTCTATAGTTTGATCGCCACCACCAGTTCCACCACCACTTCCACCCTGTCCAAGTCCAGAACTGCCTGCAGCACCACCAGCAGCACCTGCAATACCTGCCGCAGCGGATGCCAGTCCACCAAGAATACCACCAGCAAATATTCCCATAAAGTTACTGGTGCCTAATGTATCACCAACATTTCCACCCTTTGCATCAGCATTTACATTTTTTGCAGCGATGAGAATATCTTTTGTTCCGTTCGCATCCTGATTACCGATTCTAATCGAAGGAGCATCTATAACAATTTCTACATCTGCCTGTAAAACTATCTGCTCTGCACTAACTCTATATGTTCCTGCATCAGCAGAGAATGACATTCCTCCACTGTTTGATATGAAAACGATATCATCAACACACTTTCCCTTTTCACCAGCTTCTATCGACAGGCAACCCTCTGTCATTATCTTAGTGTTACCACTCTCAGTGTGTGCCTGAACAAAACGTATGCCTTCATTAGTGGTAGATTGCATACAGAAGGATGTCTTTCCAGACATTCCCATCAACTGATTACCAGTTTCAAGAATTAACTTAGGTCCAAATATTTTTCTTTGTGTTTCGCCTGCCATGGTAATACCTAACTAATACAATCAATGACTTGGATAACTTCTGTCTGTGGAGTAACCACACTCATAACTGGTTTCAATACAGCACCAAAACCAGTGTCCGTAATAATATTTAGATCTGGTAGTCCATTGTATGCAAATCCTTTTTGTGGTGTAATAGCAGTAACTCTTCCATCTTTGATAGTTAAATCAAATCCTTCAATAGTATCGCCATCCAGATAATCTTCTCCAGGTTCTTCAATTACAACATCGGTGACATATAAGGGATCTTCATCAATATCTGCTGGATAATTTATACCGTCACTAGCAATTACAACTGATGTAACCTGTCCATATGTTGGAGAACTTGGGTTTTCATCTATCACCGCACGCCCATAAGCACCATATCCCATATTACAACCATCTCCAAACGTCACAAATGGTGTATCGGAATATCCTTCTCCAGGATCAGTTATCTCAACACCAACAATACTCGCAGTCTTTTGAACAGAACCGACTATATCTTCAGTATCGAGTTTATCGACAAACTTTCCAAGAATAACTTTACCTGCTGCACCGAACCCATCACCACCAAAGAAGTTGACAGTTGGTGCTCCACACGTAGTTACGTTTCCAAAATCACAAGGTGATGTACTAGATGTCTGACTAAGTGGTGTTCCAAAGATTTCCCAGTTTCCATATTGGTTTTGGAAATCGTTTGCAAGATTTCCTGCACCCACTGAAAGTGCTGCTCCACTGAACATATTATCAAACCTAATATCGGCATCTTCCTTGTCTTTCTGAGCACCAACATCAATCTTATACTTTGATGTTGCTGGACAGATTTTCTCCTCATCACACTTGAAGAAGTTCTGAATTTTTCTCAACATATTGATGCCACCCAGAACGAAGTCTTTAATCTTTAAGAGAGGACCTATAAGTGCCTCAACGGGACCTAGTAGTGGTGTTATTGCAGAGTCAATTAATCCAGAAAGTTTATTTGTGAATGCACCCATCACCTGATCTACAACACAAGCACCAGCGTTCAATACATTTTTTACGGCACCCGTGAGTAAATCTTTGAATATATCTTTCGCAGCTTTAATAATTTTTGTCGCAAGACAATCAATAGCATCTAATAGAGTCTTTGTTAATCCAACCAGAGGTGATTGAATATCAAATATTTTGGTTAATCCAAATCCCTCTGCTAGTAATGATGTTGTCCATGCCTCTAAACCTTCAGATATTGCTTCCGTTATTGCATCACTTACTCCGCCAATTATTTTACTGATAAACTTTACAGATGTATTACTCAGGAGTTCTACAGTTTTATTAATATCATTTGATAAGTTTGTGACGGCACTACCAACTTTAGTTACTTTATCAAAGAAGTTGGCAAGGTGAGCCTCCATCTTTGCAAATGTATTATCTTTACAAGGATCTGCAAAGATAAGAATTTTACCAGATGTTAGTGATTCGGCTCTGTCGCAACTCATGTGATATTATCCTCCGTGTTGATATTTATTATGTCTAAGTCGCTTGATTGGTTGTTGTATCAACACCTGCTGCTTTTAGTGCTGCACTTGGAGTTTCTCTTCTTTTAGTTTTATCAGTCGAACCTGGGAGTGCTCTTGGAACACATGGAGGACTGCTGGTTTCGTTAGTAGTATCTCTACCTAAAAGATTTCCTGGTTGAAGATTTTCACCAAATCCATCCTTTGCCTCAAATCTACCCTTTCCAAATCTAGTTCCAGAAGTTTTGCCATAAACACCAATAATCTCTGGCATCTGTCTCGCAGAACCATCTAAAAATTTACCTCTAACAACTGTTCCTTGTCGTATTGCAGAGGATGTCTGCATGTTTCCGCCACCATCACCATCAGTTACACCAAATACAACGGTTGCATACTGAATATCTTCATCTTTTACTTCTGCCTGATCCGTGGGATGGTGTCCCATGATGGCAACTTTATACCTTACACCCCAACCACCAGTTCCTTCTATCTGGGATTTCTGTGCCTCATCACTTAATACGACACCAATCCACTCGTGCGTATCTGCTCCAAAAAACTTAATTGATTCTGACGGTGCTTCCATTATTGTCCTTTAGTGAAGTTCATTCCATAAGAATCACGAATCAAATTCATTGATGTTGTCGATTTATTTGGTTCGAAATGATGATGTAGTGCTTGAATTATATAGCTGCCACTCTGCACCTCATCAGGTCCTTGTTCCTTATCTTTTGAGTTAGATTCAATTTCTAACTTAATTAGAGTTCCTGCCTCAAGATCTGTGTTGCAAGGTATGGTTGCGGCATGAACCTGAGAGAACAAAATATTATATCTGGTGCTACCAGCAGCATAATATAATTCAGGACTATTGTTTATCTCTGTCGTAGCTGCCTCTGCACCAACATCAAAGACTGCTGATTGAATCCTGTGATATTTTTTACCACCCTTTCCACCAAATAGAAATGGTGGTGGTGACTCTTTTTTACCCAGAGATGAAAACTTAGGATCTTGAGTAAGTTTCTTATCTTCCACAGTAATATCAATCTCAGTGAATCCTAGTGTTGATGGATTGAAAAAAACGTTTTTAGAAGAATAAACACCAGAGCGAATTTGTGCTAAGAGACTTTGATCTTTCAAAGTATCAAATGCTGCTACCTTGAAATCATTCTCATCATTTTTCTGTTGTTCAGATGCAATAACTTGTCCTGTATATCGATACGTTTTCTGAAAAGGTTCTTGATTAATCAAAGTATCTGCTGAGATATAATTAAATCCACTTCTCGTCTCAAAGAAAAAATATCCTGGATTTGAAATATTAGAAGGGACACTTCTAATACAAAGCATGGCAATTAAATCCAACGGTCTCTTGTTCATTCCTATAAAGGAATAAGAGTTACTAGACGGATCTATTTTTATCTTACTATCTTCAAATGACAATTCATCTTTTAATATCTTTTTGACAGAATCACTTATCTTACCAGTGTATCTTTTTGTTATCTTATTAGTTTCATTCAACCATGCGGTTCTTGATGAGAATCTAATTTTCAGATTTTCAGATGTAGAAGATTTACTCAATACTTGTACATCTGTTACATAGAGTTTTTTATATTCATCACTTTCTACCGAAAAATCTAGTCCTGCACCAAGTTCATTTTTTACTTTCACGAGCATTTGACAACCAGCACGTAATGGCAACGAACTGTGCAGTGAACCGTCTCTTTCTTGCTTATCATCTTTTGATTTCGCAGCACCTGAGGTGCTACTAATGATTACCGTTCCAGTAATAAAGGGTGATAGAATATTTTCATAATAATCAAAATTTGT